CAATATAATCTGTTCTATCTATAACACCCTTTGCAAGTTTATAGTTTTTCATTAGTCTTCTTGCATTTCTTCTGATTTGCTTAAGACCATTCCATTCTAACCAGTCCAAGTTCCAAGCAGCCCATTCTTCATCCTTATCTTTTTTAGATAAGAACTGCAAAGGCTGGGTAACACTACCCATCCTGTTTTGATCTACCTTAGCTCCTTTCTTTAACTGTAATGCGTTATATACCTGCATAGTTACTTTATATTTTTAAATGGGGATTTTTTAAACACTGAACCATTTGTTAATCTACCGTTGTTACCCATATGCCTAAATGGACTACTATTTAATTTAAACAAATTTTCTGACTTTTGCAAGTTTTTAGCTGCATCATCCATGATTGTTCTTTTAGCATAACCTCTATTAGACTGCTGTATTCTCATGAAAGCAACTAATGCTGTAAATGCTACAAGTCTATCCACGTTGAGTCCTTCTACATATTCTTGCATCTCTTTAATTAACATGGGATCTGGAATTCTTTCTATTCCATATTTAGTTCTTACTATTGTTCCGTCTGGTTTTGTTTCTGTATCTAGCTCTTCTTTACAATACTCAATGACATAACTAAGCATGTGAGCTTTAAACAAATTACCGGTGTTTCTCCAACCATACTCCTGGTATACGTTAGTATTTGCACCAAGAT